GGTATCCATAGTGCCCATTGTTTCAAACTCCTCTTGTTGTGCAAGGTACATATCTTTTGCTAAAGGAGCTTTGGCATCGACTCTTTTTTGTATTGAATTAAATGAGTTATCTATCTCATCAGGTAAGTCTGGAAACTCACGAAAAACTATAGATAAAGCCTCTAACGCAGCTCTGTTTGTTACTGGCAGTCTTCCTTTTAAACTAGGTTTTTGAAGTATTAAAGATTGTCTTGCTGATTCTTTTAATGCTTTTGTAACAGCATTTAATGCTACAGGTGATGATAACAAATACCCACCATATCTAGCAGCAACTATGCCAAGTAATGTTCCTATTGCTCCAACACCTCCAGTTGCTACACCAGCTGTGGCCACGGGTATCGCGCCTGTAATAAAGCCTGCAGTGCCTCCAAGCATTGTTCTTCTTGCTAAATATTGTGACATACTTAAATTTTTACCATTAAAAAACATTTCAGCCGCATCAGCAAAAGCATTTAATTCTTTCATTGTAGGTAATTTTACTGTTTCGCCACCAATTTCTAATGCTTCTTTAAGAGCACTTTGACTAGTCTCAAGAGTTTTACCTGTTATACCCAATGACTCTTTAAATTTTCTTGAATTGAATGTTAAGTTATCAAAGTCAGCTAATTGTTTTACATTGAAATCCATTAATCCAGGAGCTTCACCTTTTCCAAAATTAAATGAATCCTCAAATGATTGAAGAAGTTTTGCCTTTACACCTTTTGCAAACATCTCATCACCCATTAATCTTCTCATTGATTTTACTGCGTCAGGGCTATTAAAATCTCTAAATACAACATTAAACAATCTATCTGTTTCTTTACTTCCAGGAGTTCTAAGCATTGCTTGATATGCAAATTTTGAGTCAGCGGCTAACGTGCCTGCAGTAGGTGATCCAAATAATTTTACCATGTCAGAATAAGCAGTGTCAGCATCTTTTAATAATTTTGCAGCGTTAGCTCCTATGTCAGATCCATCAGCAAATTTTCCAAGCGTTGTCTCCCATTCTTTTGTTACTTGATAAAGAGCATCTCTTACTTCTTTTGCATCTTTTGTTGGTCTAATACCATATTGATAAATCATATCGTTCATAGCTGTACGATACATTTTCCAATCTTTAGCAGTAAACATATTAATTGGTTTGTTAGCTATCTCTTCTAACAACCTATACATGTCACCTTGTTTAACTATCTCTGGTGCGTTAGCTAATTCTTTTAAATTTGCTTTTGCAATATTTTGTGCGCTACTAATATCAAAAACAGATTTATTACCCATAGCATCAAAAAATGCATTATATTTATTATCTACGTTTGTAATGATTTGTCTCGATATTTTATCTCTTACTTTAGATAAATCATAACCTAAATCAGCTAAATTAAATGTTGGTCCACTGTAAAATAAATTTTCACCTCTATCTAAAAATGCTTTTGTTTTTTCTTTGAATGCTTTTTTCGTACCACCACCAAAGAAAGGTATTCTACCTAATGCAAAAGGTATACTTCTAATAAATTCAAATTTAGAAATATCAGTTATGCCAGGAACAATACCGGTTTCATCTGCAATTTGCTGTGCTTTTTGCATTTCTTTTGACCCAACACCTAAAAACTTTCTACCAAGTGGTCTTAGTAAAGATATTCCAGGTCTAAAAAATCCAAAACCTGCACCAAAAGCTAAATCAATAGCAGCTTCTCTACCTAAATACTCCTTAAATTCTTGTGCTGTTGGTCTGTCAATACCTTGTTGATAGCCCATAAATTCACCTATTTCATTATAGGTTGGAGTAAAAAGTATGCCTTTATTATTAGCGACGTTTAATAAACCCTCATAACCAGTCAAACCTGATAAATATCCAAGTGTGCCTCCAATAATACCACCAAGCACAGCACCACCTGGACCACCAAATAATCCTAATCTTGCTCCTGTAACAGCACCTCCAGCTGTGCCACCTAAACTACCACCAATACCAAGCAGCATTTTTAAAGTTGGAAAAGGGTTAACCATGCTATCGCCGTAAGTTCCAGTCTTGACGGCTTCTTTGTTAACAAGTTTTGGATTAAGTTCTTGATCAGTATAACCAACTAAACTTTGAAAATTATCCATGGCAGTTATAATTTCACCTTGTGTTTTACCGTTAGCTATTCCATTTCTTACAATGTCGGACATGTTATTTTTAAATTCATCAAAAGGCATTTTATGTCTAGTTGGATCATATCTTGCACTTCCACCCATCTCTTCCGCTGCTTGTGTAAATCCTAAAAATTTAGGTAAAGTAGAACCAGGTGGTAACACCATTTTTGTGTTACTACCCTCTTTTGCTCCTGGTAAACCTGAATTCTCAGCTTTTACTCTTGACTCTCTTATCTCTGCAAGCTCTTGTATTGTTAACATTAGTTTGCACTCCTTAACTCATCAATTACTTCTTTATCTAAAAAGCCCTCGAACATATCAACTTTTTCTGAGTTTAAACTTTGATTTGCATAACTTTGTGCATAGTTACTACCCTCAGCCATGCTTGGTCTCCATCCACCCATAAAAGACATTCCATCTGGTGTTAATCTGATCATAGAATTATTGTAAGCTTCAGTTCCAGGCTTTTCTATTAATGATAATTCTCTATTATATTCATCAGCAAAATATCTTAAAAACTTCATATATTTATTTTTAACTTTTTCGTTTGTGTTCCAAAAACCACCAAGCCTTACTATGTCTTCTGATTTAGCAATAACGTCTTTAAGTAGTCTGTTAGAACCTTGCAGATAACGAGCGAAAGCAAATGTTTGTGTGGTTTCTAAAATTTTAATGATGTCAATGTCAGGATCATTTAAAATATTTGTTTGAAAATCTGCATAGTATTCCATTACTTTTGCAGTCTCAGCTGCTATCTCTTCTTCAGACATTCCAGAATTCGCAATATCTTTTAATATTGCATTCTTCATGTTGTTAGTTTCATTTACTAATCCGTTAACATCCGCATCAATACCTAATTCATCCATAATTATAGACTGCTTTTCTAAGGTAGTTTTACCTTGCAACATGTTTTTAATTTTTTCTGCTCTATCACCTGTGCCAAATAACTTTGGAAAAGTAGAAGAAGCTTCATCTATACCTTGTGTAATTAATTTTCTAAATGCAATTGGCCCGTAGTTGATACCATAAATATCAATACCCTTTTCTTGAAATTTTTTATAAATATCCAATACATATTTAGTGTTATTTAATGCTTGCTCCATAAAACCTAATTTTTCTTGCACTTTAAAAATTTGGTTTGGATCAGATCCAAAAAGACCAGTTGTGTACACAGGATCAGCACTTGTACCAGGTTGTGCTAACATGAATACTTGTTTTCCTACAAGTTCTTCGGGCACTGCTTGCCCATTTATTTCAGCTGGATAAACAAAGTTAGAATAGAAAGTAGCTTCGGCTGGGCTTAATATGTTTTTAAAATAACTTTTTTCTCCAGTTTTCTTACCATTTTCGTCATAATCAATGGTCATAACCGCAGAAGCATAACGAGGATCTGCTTCAAATTCTTTTTTTAATGCCTCTTCTTCGTCTTTTACTAAAGTAAAAGCAGTTAAGCCTATCTCTTTTAAATTTTTTTGATTTTCTGCTTTTTGTTGAAATAAATAATTTGCAGTTGGTGCAAAAGCTTGAGCTAATAAATCTAAAGTTGCAGGTAACTTTTTCGTTCTATCTGTTCTAGCTCGTAATAAATCTGTGCCAAACTTTAACAACAATAAATTTTTGTCTATTTTGTCATCATAACCTATGGCCTCTTTTAATTCTTCAGTTAACGCCGCAACTCTATTTTTTTTCTCTTCTTGAGACATACTTCCTTCAGTGTTTTTTAATAATTCAAATTTAGTATTTGAAAATTGTTGCAACGTTTCATTTCTCTCTTTGTTCAAATTAAATTCAGTAGCTAATTGTTTAGTTTCTGCATTACCAGTAACGTTAAATTCACCTGTTTTGTTAATAAAATCATCGGCTGCTTTATTAGATTTTTGTTCAATTTCTGGTGTGCTTACTTCTAATTCTTGCTGTGTTATTTTTTTCTGATATTCAGTGTCATTATCATAAATAGGATTGTCAGGTGCAAACTGTTCAATCTTTGAAGTAGTGTATGTATTATCTTTTTTTGATTCTAAATTATCAGGGCTGCTTGCAAGCACTACATCTGGCGTATCTGTTTTGGCATAATTACCATTTAAAAAATTTATTCTGTTATCAACTTTGCCAACTAACTCTTCATAATCATAAACATGTTTTAAGTCTGTCTCTAAAAGCTCTCTTTGTTTAAGAAGTTCTTCAAGCCCCATGTTTGCTACGTTATCACGTATGTATGAAGCCTTATTACCGGATTGTCCGTACTCACTTAATTTGTCAAACGTTGCAAACAAATCTGCAGTAAGTGGATAAGGATCTATGTATTCATCACGAAAAGTCGATAGAAAAGAATTTTTATTAGGATCTGCCATGTTTTAAAGCCATTATTCCTTTCGATAAATTAGAACCGTCTTTACTAAAAATTTTACCTGCACCTCCAGCGATAGTGGCTGCTGTTCCTAAAATATCTTGAAATGCTGTTGTTGGAGAGCCAGTTGTCTGTCTAATTTGTGTTCCTTGTTGTTCAGGTAGACCACCAAGAATATTGGCAAACATAGAGTATAGTTGTAAAGGTTGATTTTGTGCTTGCAAAATGTTTTGTCTTTCTATTTCTGCTGCTTTCTCACCCTCAGCTTGTTCTAATTTACCTGCCCCTAACAATGCAGAAATATCTTGTAAATTTAATTTAGAACCTGCAGTAGCTAAGTTACCTTCTAATCCTGCTGCTTTCAATAAATTAGCAACACCTGTTTGGTCTGCTTTAGACTGTGCACTGGTAAAGTATGGAGCTAATTGTGCTCCTGCTAATTTTTCTTTTTCTTCTTGTTGAAAACTTGCTAGTGCTAATTTCATCGCGTCGTCTGCAGCTTTAGCAGATGAAGTACCGATTGCTTTCAATCTTGCTTCTTCTATTTGCCCCTCAGCTATTGCATCCCTTGACCCACCAAATGCACCTCTTTGTCTAGCAACATCTGCGGCTTTTGTTTTAGCTTGTTCAGCTTGTTTGTTTATTTCATCAATAATAAATTGTTGCGATTGACTTAAAAAAGGTTTGAAAGAGGCTGGATCAAAGTCAGTACCTATTGCATCTATAACTCTTTGTTCACCTCGTGTTACAAAATCGTCAACTGGAGTTTTAGCTAAAGTCTGCGCATCTTGCGTTGCTGCTAAAGCTGAAAGTATATTTGGATCAAATGCGCCTAAACCTGATTTTAATCTATCAATAGCATCTTTTTGTGTTTGAGAAAGACCTACAAGTTGTCTATCTGGTAAAACCGGTGCGTCTTTAATAAAATCTTCTAAAGCTTTTATTAAATTTTGTTGAGCTTCTTCTATAAAAGCTGGTTTGCCGTATCTTATAATCTGTTCTTGTGCCATTATGTACTCATTATATTCATTTGTTCAGCTTTAGCCATACTATCTAAAATATTACCTAAACCTTTTTGCATCATAGGATCGCCAGTCATTGATCCGTCTTGCATCTCCATCTTTTTCAAACCATTTACTTCTTCTGTTCCCATACCATCTTGAGCTGTCATCATAGGCATACGTCTTTGTTTTGGCATTCCCATTTGTAGCTTAGACATTATTGCCATAATCTCCTGTATTGATTTTCCTTGTGCCATCATTTTAGAAATCATTGCTTGTAAATTTTTGGTTGGGTCATTTGTTTTAGTACCATCTTGTGCCATAACAGGAGCATAATTCATGCTGCCATCTTCAGCGCCCTGAAAGTCATAGCCCATAGCTTTTGCTTGAGGTTTAGTATCTGCTCTTAATTTATCCATCATCTGTTGACCTTTTTCTGTGTCTCCTCCGCCTAAAGCAAATAAAGTATACTCAGGTATCACATGTTCATTATTACTTACTAATATTTCTTGTGTTTGTCCTGTGTTAGGATCTACTATTTCACCATCTAATAAGTCTTCTCTACCTGCACCCATTCCCACTAATCTACCGCCTGTAGGATTTATTCTGTCACCACCTATTTGACCACCCATCATTCTAGGTTCTATTAAATCTCCAATGCCACCACCGGTAGCAAAATTACCTTTACCGGCTCTACCTGGAATAACAGTATCTGGTTTTGGTTTACCTTTTTTTAAACTTTCTAAAATTATTCTTTTTAAATATGCGTCTAACTCTTCATCACCCTCTAGTTGAGCAATTCTATTTGCTGATTCGATTGATTCTTGTGTAGTAGGCATTCTCGTCAATGTTTGTGGTGTTATACCCATGACAGTGCCTTTACCTTCTTCAAATGTCATTCTATTACCATCGCTGTTAATTAAACCCATTTGTCTTAAGAAATCAAAAACATCTCCTGGTTTATTTCCTATGATATCAGCTTCTTTTGCTTTCTTTAAAAATCTATCTTTTATTAAAAACGGATTTTTAGATGCATCGTATTGGAATTCATCATCAGATAAGTTTGTCATAGCAGGATCTTCAAAAGCCCCTAAACCAGCTAAAACACCAGTGCCTAAAATTGCGGAAGGTGCATATCGCAGTGGGTTGTCTTTTTTAAATTGATCAAAAATTAATGAGTCTTTGAACCTGTCAAATACAACGTCTCTTGCACCTCTTCCTAAAGGCTCTCCACCTGCTCCTACTGATAATATTTCTTTATTTTTTAAAATGTCTAACGGACTTACATAGCTTGCATTTGGTCCAAATCTTGAGCCAAATGTCTTACCTCCAAAGTAGCCACCTATACCTCCAGCGAGTGCTTGTTGACCACCTTTACCCGCAAGTAAAGGAACACCAGCTCCTATTAAAGTAGAATAAAGCGGACCTAATCCAAATGCAGAAGCTGCAATACCAGCAAAAGGTGATAAATCTCCAGCTACTTCTTTAATTTTTTTAAAAAACCCTTTAAGCATAATCTCCTAAGCAATTTATGTGATTGTTTTAGCAAGCTGGCAGGGCTTGTGAAATAAGCCAATTAATTGTACAATTATAGGCAAATTATTGCTATATGACAATAGAAAAAGAATGAGGTGTTCTTATGGAGCAAGTTAAAAAAGAAATTAAATTAAAATTTGATGCAATTAGACCATTCGGTCCTACCGTTATTAAGGGTAAAGTTCCTGGTTTTATACTAAACACAGTAAATGAAAAGTGTGATGAAATTTTGGGTGATCCTAAATTAGCTAAACAATGGGATTGGTCCCCTAATTTAGCCGGTAATGTTAAACAAGAAGTTCGCATGCCACCCGAGTGGATAGATAAAGATGGACAACAATTAGTTTTTTTAATTGGTGAGATGGTAAAACAATATTTAAGTATACCACCGGCTAGTGAAACTTTAGAGGCAAAAAAAGTATCAAAGATGGTTATAGAATCTATGTGGGCCGTGAGCCAATGGGCGGGAGACTTTAATCCAGCACATATGCACGACGGTGATTTATCTGGTGTGTTTTATACAAAGATGCCAAAAAGCATAGACAAAGAAAGAAAAGCTGAAGATCATTATCCTAGTGTTGGTGATATAATTTTTATGTGTGGAGATCCAAAAACTTTTAGCGGACATAAATTGCAACACCCACCAGAAGTTGGTGATATATTTATGTTTCCTTCATGGTTAACTCACATGGTCTATCCTTTTAGAACACCGAATGAGGAAAGAAGATCAGTTTCTTTTAATTTAAGATTAGTCCCTAAAGACGCAGAGTTTAAGGCAAAATGATAGAGATAACAAAAACTCCTATATTTACACAGGAAATTTACACTTTTAATTTACCTAATTTTAAAATTTATGAGGAACAAATAAAGCAAATTGTTTTAGTCGAAAACAACAAAGCTATTCACGGGATTGATACCTCTCCTGATTTAGAATGTAATGTTAAGGCTAAACGAACTGCTTGGAACTCTCATAAAAAATATAATATTTTAAACAAGTTATCTAGCGATATTGCAAAATACATAGAGCAAATTATAAAAAATGAAAATTATGATGTGCCTGGAATAGAAACAATTAATTGTTGGATAAATTGGTATGGTAAAGGGCAAAATGCTTTACCTCACAACCATCGTTCTACTATTTCAGCTGTTTTGTTTGTCGATGTAGAGGATACAGATGCTGTTCTGATGTTTCATTCAGATCAAAATTTGGTTCTTCATAAAAAAACAGACACTCACACAAATTACAGTGATATCAAAACATTAAAAGCACATAACGGATTAGTAGTTTGCTTTGATGGGTCTATTTTTCATTCCGTTACACCAAATTTATCTGATCACAATAGAGTAACTTTTGCCGTAAACTACACAGTTCACTATCCTGAACCAGAAAGAAATGAATATTAACAAAACACCTATGGTAAGAATAACTTGGCTAGATGCTAAAGATACTGAAACAGGGTGGTTGCCTATCAAAGATATTACAGATGCTCCGTTAGCCGTGTGTCAAGAAGTAGGATACATGGTCGTAAATAATGATGACAAGATTGTAATTATGCGTTCTTGGTGCATAGATAAAGATGATAATCATGGAGGTGGTGCTATAGCCATACCAAGAGGATGGGTAAGAAAGATAGAATATTTAAAAGTAGATTATGCAACAAGATAATATTGAAGAAGTAGTTTTAAAAAAAATTAGCGTTTACAAAAGTAAAATAACAGAGCATCTGTTAGAAACTGTAAATAGTTATATAGAAAAAACAAAGAATAATTTTCAATACAGATCATACGACTGTCACATGAAAACATCACAGAATATTTGTCATAATATTTTGTATCAAGTAAATGAGTTTAAATACATAAGAAAAAATATAGAACAAAAAATAGAGTTATATATTCAAAAAGAGTATGGGGAGGACAAACCATTTGCTATATTTAATAGTTGGATCAACATTTATGAAAAAGGTGGTTACCAAGAGTTTCACATACATAACAAATGTGGCTCTGGTGTTTTATATTTATCATCAAACAATTCTGCAATTCAATTTGCAATATTTCCAGAGGACATAAGTAGAACAAAAATTGAACCTGAAAAATGTGATCTGATATTGTTTCATGGAGAGACATTTCACAGGGTTTTAGATTCTAAAGAAGACAACAGAGTTTCTTTAGCTTTTAATTTTAACATATTATGAGTCACAAGATATTCATTGGCACGCCATGTTATGGGGGTATGATTACAGCAGACTATTTTAAAAGCTGTATGCAACTCGTAGCCTTGGCTGCAACAAAAAAAATAGAGTTACAATTTGGAACTATAGGTAACGAGTCTCTAATAACTAGAGCAAGAAACACTTTAGTTCAATTATTTATGGATGGAGATTACAGTCATCTTTTGTTTGTAGACGCTGACATATCATTTAATCCAGAGTCTGTCATTAGGATGTTAGAATTTAATCAAGATATCGTGGCTGGAGTATATCCTAGAAAAACGATAGATTGGATAAAAGTCAAAAAAAGATTAAAAGATAATCCTAACATATCAGAAGATGAACTTTTAGCAGCATCTTTGCAATATAATTTAAACGTAAAAAATCCCGATAGAATAGAAGCAAAAAATGGTTTTATTGAGGTCATGGACGCTGCAACTGGATTCATGCTTATAAAAAAAGATGTTTTTAAAAGAATGGCTTCTAATTATCCCGAGCTTAAATTTAAACCAGATCAACATATAAATCAATCACATGACAAAGAATTTAATTATCATGAAACATCTAAATGGAATTATGCTTTTTTTGATACAATGATAGAGGGTCAAAGGTATTTATCAGAAGATTATGCTTTTTGTAGATTGTGGCAAAACATGGGAGGCAAAATATATGCTGATATTTTAAGCGGCATGACACATTATGGTAATTATTCATTTAAAGGTAACGTAGCTACTCAGTTTTTACCTAAAAATAAATGATGTTTGGAAGACACCCAACAGATAAAAGAGTAAAAATTAATGTGCAAAAAGACATACCTAATCCAGATATTAAAAGTTTAATTCACGTTATAAATTTACTTGGTAAAGATTTAATAGGTCTTGAGCTGGGCACTTACAGGGGTGAAAGTTTTGTTACCTTGCTACAATGTTGTCCAAATATAAAACAATTACATGGCTGTGATAATTACAAAGAATTTGGAGATTATTTTCAAATGCCCTATGATCCTAACACACCTAGCTATATCAATGACAAAATAGATCAAGAGTATAATGAACTACTCTGCAGACATCTTATAAAAAATTCTGGCGCATCACATAAAGCTGTTCTACACAAAAAAGACTCAATGCAATTAATAAAAGAGTTTGATGATAATTCATTAGACTTTATTTTTATTGATACATATCTAACGATAGAACAAATGCAGGATGAGATAGAAGCCTGGTATAGTAAAGTTAAAAAAAGAGGTTTATTTTCAGGCCATGATTGGAACTCACCAGATGTTCAAAATTTTGTCAATAAATTTAGAAAAGACAATAAAATTGTTAATTTTTTATCTACTTATGATAATACTTTTTGTTGGATAAAGTAAAGATGAAATACGAATACATATCAGAAAATATAATAATTTGTGAAAATTATTTACCAGAACATATGATTCAAAAAATTAATATAGATCTTTTAAATAATAGAACTAATTTTACGTCTTCTAAATGGGATCACTATCCTGACAATAAAAATCCTGTTAATAGAGATGAGTTTTACTCAAGCAACTGCGGTGGTTTTGACTACTGGATCAAGGAGGATGAAGTAATACCAAACAACGAGGCCATAATAGGTTTGAAAGATTGGTTTTATCATCAAGGCATATTGAACTTTATTGAAAATCAAGGGAGAACAAATGTATTTCATTTTCTTAAAAAAATGAAAAGTCATAAAATACATGTAATGGCTTATAACAACCAAGGCTATTATAACTGGCACACAGATTCTGAGTTTTTTACATTTAATCTTGTCTTAAATCAGTCAGATGCGCTTACTGGAGGAGACATGCTATTTATGGATGAGGGTAAAATTATTGAAATACCTAATCAAAACAACCTAATGGTACTGTTTCCATCTTATATAAACCATTCAATAACGCCTTTAAAATCAAAAGATGACAAGGATGTGCCTTTTCCTCAGCAAAGATTTAGTATACAATATTGGGTTAAATGAAATTAGTAGATTTAAAATTTAAGCCAGGAGTTGATAAACAAGATACTGCCTATTCTGCCGGTGATCAACGTAAATATGTGGATTCTGACTTTGTAAGATTTCATTATGGTAAGCCAGAGAGATGGGGTGGATGGGCTAATTTGCCTAATCCAAATGTCACGGTGGTTGGTGCCGTTAGAGATACACACTCTTGGATAGGCTTAGATGGCACAAGATACTTGGCTTTAGGCTCAGATAGAAAGCTATATATTTTTTCTGAGGGTAAAGTTTATGACATCACACCAATAAGAGCAACAGACAGTCTTACTAATCCTTTTGCAACATCAAGCGGTTCTTCTACAGTAACTGTAACTGACGCCTCTCATGGCGCAGAAGTAGGGGCGTTTGTAACTTTTGATAATGGTTCTGCTACTAATGTTGTTGATGGCATTGATTTTAATAATGAGTTTGAAGTTTTGACCGTGCCCGGTTCCAATAGTTATACAATAAACGCAGGCACAAACGCATCTGGAACTACGGCTGCAGGTGGTGGATCAGTTGATGCTTCTTATCAAATTAACCCTGGCCCTACTTCATCCACTTATGGTTATGGTTGGGGTACAGAAACTTGGGGCGCCAGTACATGGGATGAACCAAGATCCTCTTCTAATGTGGTAGTAGCAGGTAGAAACTGGTCTTTAGATAACTTTGGCGAAGACTTAATAGCAACTGTATTAGATGGCGGTACTTTTATTTGGGATACATCAGGAGGTTTGGCTGCAAGAGCGACAGCGTTATCCAATGCTCCGACAGCGTCTAGGTTTAGTATAGTCTCAACTGATACTAGACATTTGTTAATATTTGGAACAGAGACCACAATAGGCAACACAGCCACACAAGATGATCTGCTATTTAGATTTTCAGATAGGGAGGACGCAACAGATTATACACCTGTTGCTACAAACGAAGCAGGA